AATGGCTACACTACAAGCTAACTTATATAACTTAGAGCAACAGGTTAGAGATGGTGGGTTTGATTTAGATAGATATTACTTACTAGAAAAGTGGGAGTACCAAGACCTCAATGATTCTTTGACTAGGGTAGAAACACAAGTACAAACTGTTAACAATAGTATGTGGGAACTTAACGATTTAAAAACTAGACTGGCATACCTTGAAGCTAACAACCATAGCCACTAAGATAAAGGTATGAAATTACAAGTAGTCAGGACACAATTTGGTAAGGATGCAACTAATGGGATGCTGTTTATTGATGGTAAGTTTGAGTGTTATACTTTAGAGGACCAGTATCAAGCAGTCAAAGTTATGCACGAAACCTGCATACCAGAAGGCACATACAAACTTAAACTTAGGACAGTTGGTGGATTCAATACTCGTTACACCAAGAAGTATCCTACCTTTCATAGAGGTATGTTGTGGTTACAAGATGTACCAGGCTTTGAATATATACTTATCCACCAAGGTAACACAGATGAACACACCAGTGGTTGTTTGATAATTGGTGACTCACAACAAGATTTAGATGTAAACTTTAATGGTATGGTTGGCAGTAGTGCTAACGCTTACAAGAAACTTTATCCTAAAGTATCTGGTGCAATACTTAAAGGTGATGATGTCACCATAGAATATACAAAGATAAACCTTGATGGTGAAGATAACAAACCTAAAGACTACATGAAACTTGATGACATCTTTACTAAACTAGAGAGTATAGAAAGAAAATTAAAGTTAGGAAAATTAATACAATGAATGATGATATAAAATCAATGATTGAGAAAACTGTTTGGACATTTATTGAAGCATTTATAGGTGCTTTAACTATCTCACCTTTAGTAGGTGTAGATGCTAACGCTTTACAATTAGCTGCAATCGCAGGTGGTTCTTCTGCATTAGTAGTAGTCAAAGAGTTCGCAAAGAAAAAAATATCTAAATAAAAAACTATCACACTGCTCCTGTATACTGAGATTAACAGGGCAAAGGAGGATAGAATGCCTAAAGTACCAGAAGAGTGGGGAAATAATTTCTATAAGACTGGATGGCAACCAGGATTAGAAGTCAATGAACAGACTGGCATGGGCGAAATCACACATGTTGGAACAGACCCACACTACAGAAACAAACTAGATTCCATACTTAAAGAATGGGGATTTGACCCTAAACATTACCAGATAGAAGGTAGTGTTCGTGCTTCTAGTTGGAATGTACAACTTAAAGGTGGTGCGACAGAAACCTTTTATGCGTTTAAAGGTATAGTCAAAAAGAAAAAGCCAGGACATGACAAATATTTTCAAGCCTTGTTTAAACAAGCTAAGAAGAAACCTCCTATAACTAAGAAGTTTAACCCAGGTGACACTGCGTTCATGTGGTTTATGAGTGACTGGCAACTTGGAAAAAAAGATTATGGAGTTGAGAACACTATCAACAGATACGACAGGGCGTTACAAGATGGTGTGAACAGGATTAAAGACCTGCGTAAACTTGGAGTACAAATAGATGAAATCTATATGGTAGGTTTAGGTGACCTCACAGAAAACTGTACGCCTTTTTTCTTTGAAAGCCAACCACACAATGTTTCTTTGTCACTGATTGAACAATACGCATTAGCAAGGTCAATGATAATGAAGACGATTGATACCTTCCTACCTCACGCACCTAAGTTAATCTTGGCAGGTGTTCCTGGTAATCATGGTGAGATGTCAAGAACAAGTAAAGGACAAGTATCTACAAACAGATTAGATAACTCTGACACAATGCACTTACAGATATGTGAAGAGATTATGAAGGCTAACCCAGAAAGATATGGAAAGGTAGAAGTAAATGTGCCTACTGGCTTTCATCAAACGATAATGGTAAAGGGTAAGACAGTTGCCTTTACGCATGGTCACATGACTGGAGGGGGTAGTGGTAATCCAGAAGCTAAGATTGAGAAGTGGTGGAAGGGTCAAATGTATGGGTGGCTACCAGTAGGAGATGCAGAGATTTTAGTAACTGCTCATTACCATCACCTAAGAATGAAACAACAAGGTGATAGAACTTGGTTTCAAGCACCATCAATAGACCAGAGCATAGACTTTACTGCACAAACTGGACTGTGGTCACACCCTGGAGTCCTGACTTTCACTATAAGTGACAAGGGATGGGATAATTATTGCCCTTTATAAACGATTAAAGGGTAGTTGTTTAAACAACTTAGGGTTACCTTGGAAATCTTTTTCAGGATATGTTCCCCAGTGTTTCATTTCGTTCCACATTTCTTGTACTTGAACAAATGGTATCCATTTAAAACCTTTATAAAAACTGTTGTAATAATATATACCAACATCTACTTGTTTAAACAACCTAGTCTTTTCGTGCATTTGATATAGCTTTTGGTAGTCATCTAGCTTTAACTTAGTTGTACCTTTAACTTCACACAATCGTAGTTCGTTTTGAATGTACACTAGGTAGTCTGGATTAACTGCTATGAATGTGTACAACCAGAACAGTGGCATCTCATGTTCCCATGGGCTAGTGCCAGTCTTCATCCATTGTTTTTGTTTGACTAACCCTAGTTGTGTTAGATAGATTTCAAAGTTATCTTCTGCTTCCTTGCCTACTTTATCTTTAACTCTATCTTGATATGGTCTATCGCTTTGTTCCATTTTAAAATGGGAGTTCATCTTGGTCTGCACCTTGGTCTGCTTTTTCTACCAGTGCATGACAAACTCTGTACTCCCACTTGTATATATTGTCATCTTCTACATGCTTGTATCTTGCTCCACAATATCTATTACCCTCTGCATCTGTATAAAATATATCATTGTCTTTACAAATGAATGGCGACTTGTGTCGTGTATCTGGCTCTGGTTGTATATCAAAGTTATAATCTGGATAGCGTTTCTTTAACTTGTCTTTTAACTTATCCAGATTAATTGATATATTGTTATCTTCTAGAGCCATTCTGTTGGGCAGTCAGTATCTCCCCATCCAGTCCAACCACAACCATTCTTACCACCAGCTGGATACTTGTTACAACTCCAGCTTGGTATCTTACCAAACTTTTCTGGTTCATCTTGTTTCTTCTGTCTGTTGTCCTCTATCCACTCAGTCGCACCACAATCAGGACAGGCTTTAGTTAGGTCCTTGACTTCTCCAAATACATCCTCAACAATCTTTACATCAGAAGGTATAGGTTGTTCGTTTGCAATAGATTCAAACAAATCTAAGTACGCTCCAATGGTATCGTTATCCCAACTCTCTACATCTTTACTGTGTCCTGCTCCAATAAATTCATTAAAAGATTGCTTCTTTACTTCATCTTCTGTAGCTTTAGGCAATCCCCATCCTGCAATTAGCTTGGCTATTTGACTTGCGTTACTAGAGGTAACTTCTTTATTAACTCCAATGTCTTCATCAAACTTTGCCTTAGCTTCTTCTAAACTAGACAGGCTCTCATCACTAGGTTTGTTTTCTTTCTTACGATTGTCAACCTTAGTAACTTGTACTTTGTTTTGAGCACCCACTTTAGACATCTCTTCTTTGCTTGGTCTAGCCTTGTTGCTACCTTGGTACTTCCAGTTAGCCAACGCTCTACCTATCGCACTTGTTTCACAGTTCTCCATCCATGCATCAGCGTTAGCGAATCCACCTTGTCCTTTAGTTTCTTGTGCTATACCTGTTGCAACTGGTCGTGCATCTTCTTCCTGTTTAAACACCTCTGCTTTAATAGTGACACAAGTACCATCTTGTGTTATGTGTAGTATCTCTGTAGATATTCTTGCATCTGGGTTATCCTTCCAGAATTTTTTTAATCTATCTTCTACTGTTTCATATTTATCTGGGTCGTACTTAGCCATTATTCTTCCTCCTGTTTGTCTTTGTTAGATTCAATTATCTTATATACTCTTTGTCTACTTACCTTCATAATGTTTGCACACTGTATAACTGATAGCTTCTTTTCTTCTACAATATATTCTAATAGTCTAGCTCTTTGTAGAGACAGATTCTTTTCAATCTCTCTAGCAGTATTTATTTGTAGTGTTAATGCGTTTATTCTGTCCTCATGTTTACCTTCTGGTATGTGATGAAACGCCATCTCAACACCATTAGCGTAGGATACCTTGCCCTCTACACCAGTAATATCTTTATCATTAATTGTCTGTAATATCATAGTCCTCCTCATAAATATCTATTTGTAACTCATCAATAAAATCTATTGCATCATTGTTTAAACTGATAACCCTCATTGGTTTATTAGTTAGTATGTGTGCAACCAGTACCAACACTAGAACAATTAAGAATGTTATAGTCGTTAGCATTATTGGTATCCATATAAATAATTCCATTACTCTTCTTCCTCCTTACTTTCTTCATTCATAATTACTAACTGTTCATTATAAGCAACTACGAATTCCTCTAGTAATATGTTTGCAACTCTTGGTTCTGGCTTCCTCAACACCTTGGACTTAATAACTACTGCTCCTCCACAGGCGTTAGATAAATCCATACTCCACTTCTTTAGATTTTCTGGGGTAAAGAATCCCCCTTTGCCATTTGGCATACTTCCTCCTTCTTATTGATAGTTGTTTAAACTACTTGTTGTTCTATTGGAATCTCAATTAACCTAACGATAAACATACCACCTAAGTCTTTGAGTTCCCTTACCTTGCACTTCGCATCATGTTCATTGTCGTACTGCCATGTCACAGTACCACCATAAACACTTGTACTTTGTACTTGATAAATCATAGTTCTCCTATGTAATCTCCTATTTAATCTTAGTCCTTATTTTCTCTATTGTAAACTACTGTTGAGGTACAAGGTAGAAGTAAACAAAGAAAGCTCCCACCTTGTTTAAACATGTATGTATTTATTCTCCTTCTCCTCTAAACATATCTTCAAAACATTCTGGATGTACACCAGTTAACAGTTGCTCTCTCTCTGCTCTGCTCTGTTCAGGAAATATATCTTGTATCAATCTGCGTTGATGTCTTGGTGTCTGGGTAAACTCAATGTACTTTTCTGAGTCCACCATTACGCTACCTGTCTTCCTACAATGGATACATTCTTTAGTCGTTACTGCGAACATCATTCTGCATCTTCTTTAATATTGTGATTACTCTTTTGTATAAGTCATCATATTTTTTTACCAATACATCTTCAGTATGTTCATCACATTTAAACACACCCTCTAACTCCTCTATTATTGTGTCATCTATCAATGATTTATAAAGCTCCATCTTGCTAACTAAATCATTCAAATCATTAACAATGTTATACGCTTGTGAACTGAATCCATCATGGTCAAATCCACTGTCACTATCATTATCAACTGCGAATGGATACTCTTTACCATTTATAGTAAGAGTTCCCTCTATCCATATTGTTGGGTGTGCTACCATTACTCCTCCTCCTTTACTGTTGACTCGCCTAAAGTTTCTCCATATCCTAATTCTTTTAGCTTGTTTAAACAGTGCTCTGTATACTCGCCATCTTTTGTTATCCATCCATACTCTACTGTTTCTATGAGTTGTCTTCTCATATCGTAGTTGGCGTCTAGATATTTTCTATAGGCTTCTAGCTTATGGTTTCTAACTAGGGTTCTCATAAACATAAAGACCTGCTCCATGTTTAAGTGTCCTTGTTTAAACAACCTAGTCATTATTATTAAGTAGTCATTTGGTTTATGTTGACCTGCATCCATCAAAGATTGATTCACATATCCTTGAAAAGATTTAATTTGATTAGCCATTACTCATCCTCCTCTAGTAGTTCTACTTCATCCTTCAGCTCCTCAATAGAAGTCATAAGGTCGTAGAATTTGTTATCAAGTTCGTTGTTATCTTTTAATTTAGAACTGGATAGCATGTGATATCCTTGCTCTAAAAAGTCGTAACTACTTTGTACTTCTTTTGTTATCTCACTTACTTTGTTATCTTTTTTATTTATCGCCATGTTTACTCCTTGTTTAAACAGTCAGGGAGATGGTGTTGCACATCTCCCTGCTACTCCTTACTTTTATTCCTTCCACTCTAATCTCTGGACATTTCCATGGGAGTGTCTCTCCCAGTAACCTATCCTTGTATCAGTAGTTCCATCTGTGTAATAGAATGTTGTTGTCCACTGCTTCTTTCTTTTATCTGCTGGGTCTTTACCTTTGCTTCTTACGATACCTTGTCCTGCTCCATAGCTACCAACACCAGTCTGTAAGTCAGCTACCCTGATACCATTGAAGTTATCATTATCCCAGCCAGACTTGATACCTTCTTCCAGTCCTGCTAACAATTCTTCTGCGTTATCGTTAGTCCAGTCTTGCGTGAAGTTACCATCCTCATCAGTGTTGAAGTCTTGGTGTACTTCCAGAATATCTGGGTCAGTAGACTTATTAATTTCTACTGCCTTGTTTAAACTACTATCCCAATAGTATCTACCAGTCTGGCATTTGGTTTGTTCGTACAAACTTGGGAAGTGAGCTAGTGCATCTGGATGGTCGCACCACTGTCCTCCATATCTTTCTTCAAGTGCTTTGGTTTCTTCCACTACTAACAACATGTCTAAACATTTGTTAGCGAACTGTATAACTTGTTCTCTGTTCTTGAAACCAATAGAGAAATAAGAATCTTCATAGCTTTTTCTGTTGTTATCACTTCTTGTAGTCTTACAAGCGTAACCATATACTTGGACACCCTCTTCGTATCTACTATCTGTTACCTTGACTCGTTGTTTAAACAACTCATCTCTATATGAATGGACACCATTGACATCTACACTTAGAAAATCTAAGTCAGCATCAAAGTCTACCTCTCTCTTTGGAACATGTACTACTGCACTATGTCCTTTTCTTTCTTTATTACCTGATAGAGACACTGCTTTATCAGAAGCGTTATAGATATTTGCATCTGCAATATCTACTGCCTGTCCTTTCGTAATTGTTTCTTTAATCTCACTCATTGTTTATCGTACCTCTCTTGTTTGTTTGTTACCTTCAAGGATTTTGGAGAGAGTTCCTAGGTCTGCGATTAGTTGTTAAGGGCTATCCAGTTATTATCTGGCTACCTTCTCTCTCTCCATCCTCCTAACTAAAGGAGCCAATGAATATCGTTCATTAACTATTACCTACATTACTACCTATCAGATTTACACAACATCTATTTACAATTATTTTAATAATAGTTCTTGACTTGTTTAAACACCTATTGATTTTCTCTTTGTTTAAACAGGGTAAGAAATAACATACTATATATTGTGTGTCCTTATTTGCTCTGTGTCAATAGTATATGACAACTATGGGTGTCAGTTCCACAATCAATATGGTGCTCTTAAATCCTCTGTATCGTGGGCTTAGGCATAAACAAAAACCCCAGATTTCTCTGGGGCTCTCGCACACTAGGGGGATAGTGTTATAGTTGTTTAAACATAGATGTTAGTAAGAACTGGAGAATCTACATAAGCTCTGTTCATACACACTGGGCAGAAGAAGTAATCATTCTTGTCTACCACAGATGATGAAAGTCTAAAGATTGTACCTTGACCTTGCTCTATAGATTTCTTAGTTGCTCCATCACATTCTACATCTGGACAGTAGAGCTTAACCATTCTTGTAGTTTGCTTTCTTTGTACATCAACAAACTTAATATATGGATAGCTCCCAGCTTTCTCTAGCCATGATTGAATCAGTTCAGTGAACTCCTCTGTTACAGTAGTGGCAGTTGGAATACCTCCCAGTTTAAACACTGAGTAAACTGCATCAACAAATTTACCCTTGTGACCTACACCAGCATCTAACACTGCATGACTTACTTCATGGGCAACAATCTGTAAGACCTGAAGTGGGTCGCTGGTCTCTCTATCTATCTCTATTCTTCTTATGCTATTACCTTCAGAGTATTCAGTTGAGTAACATAATCCTATTGCTTTACCTTGATTGTGATTACTAGTAGTTTTTCTTCCTCTGGTATTAGATATGTGAACGCTTAACTTATCTCCTAGATTATCAGTATCTCCAACACCATTCTTGATGGCATACTTCACACACCAGTTAGCGAATGAAGTCAGATAATCTTCAGGAGATTTCTTACTTACTTTTAACTCACTTACCCATGCTGGATAATCTTTTGCATTCAGTGTTTTTTTCTTAGTAGTCATTTCGTTTCCCTCTTTCTTTGTTTGTTTGAATCTTATAAGATTCCTAAAGGGTGCCTGTTTAAACACCCTCCTAGAATATTATAACTCTAGCCAGTAGTTACCACCTTGAAGTTATAAGTATCTTTACCTTCAAAGGATGAAGGAACTGCTGGATTGATGTATCCAACTTCTACCCAGTTTCTTAGGTCTTTCTCTGTAACTGTTCTCATAGCTTGATATGATTCTACATAATCAGAATCCACAGTGTATTTGTAATCTATGGATGCTTTCTTAGTCTTGTAGATATAAGCTGGGTAAGTCTCTCCACTAGCAGTTGTAATAGCTATTGGCATACCTGCATGGAATTGGCTCATGAATCTTTTCTGTCTCGCATCCTTCTGTTCTCTAACTGAATTAGATAGGACTTCAAGCTCATGGTCATTCAACTCGCTTAGGTCTCTACTTAGTATTATTCCACTTATTGGTTGGTTAGTCATTTGGTCTCCTCTTGTTAAGGACCTACTAGATGTAGTACCACTATATGTAGTGGGTTGGTCTAGAAGGTCTGTATATGTTTGCATGAGTCCATTATAAGACAACCTCTGTTTAAACTGTGTATTTCTTTTAATTATTTTTTCCCACTCTTCCAGCTTCTTTCTTATTCACTGGATATTAAATACTGGATATTAATTAATGGGCTACCCCCTCTTTGTTTAAAATTAATCTGGTACAAACCTAGTCAATACTTATTCATACCTAGGTAATTGTTTAAACAGTCTTAGTCATACTGAATTATTCTTATACTGGGTACACCAATAATATAGGCATATAACATTGGGGGGGTTCAATCTGCACCCCATAGTTACAGTTGATGTACCCCTTAGATATATGCTGTTAAGTAGGTACAAGATATAGTGGTACTACATATTGTGGTGTACCATTTGTTACTAGATATAGTATTACTTTTTAAAAGTAAGTCTATTAAAACTATGAATGAGTACAGCTAACCCTGTGTCACTCCCTCCCAAAAACCAGAATGAACTATATAGTGAACATTTAAATGTGTGAAGTAATAGCCTATTACGCTAGTTACCATGGTCCTGCTAATCCACTTGATTGACTGTATATTGTCAAAGGTTCTTTTCTTAAAGCAGGAAGAACCTCTTGCTTGTTATCTGTATCTTATCATACCACAAGATTTAATGGTAGTATTACTTTAGGGGGTTGCGTATTACAAGTAGGAGTTTCCTCCTTTCGCCTACACCTTGTAACCCCCCTTTTTTTATCTATTAAATAATTAATGTGATATAATGTTTATGCTACATTCGTAGCTTCAGGAAACCCTCCTGATTGTTTGTTCAGTATAGACCCTCTAGCAATAGAGGGTTTATCTGTTAGGATACAAACATGGATTTCATTTATGTTACTGATTGTGATGTATGCTTACATCCCTACTGGGAGGATGAGCTCATTGAAGGTATGTGTGTAGGTTGCAGAGAGTTTGAAGAAGAATGAGCAAATCAAAGGACCAATACACTTGTGAATCCTGCTACAGGGTTACTTTACTTGATGGCAAAACTAATCTATGTTACGACTGCAACAGAGGGCATATATAAAAAAATTTTTTTCACTACTAAGTCAGGGGGCGTACTATAGTACTTATACCTGGAAAATCCAGGGGCAGCGTATGAGGATACGCTTCTATTTATAATAAGAAAGGAAAACTTTTCATCTAGGAAACAGTATGTGGTGTACAGTGTAATAGAGAAATGTTTTTGTGGATTGTTATATTTTTCATAACAGTTTGGACAACTGTACGAACAGAACGCCACCATGTGTGGCGTTTTGTGTTATTATAAAGATTATAAGTTAGGAGTTAATATGCCAAAAGGTATAGGCTACCCAAAAGGGATGAAGAAGAAATCCAAAAAAGGTAAAAAGAAAAAGAAGTAAGTATGGCTGAATATCAAGGTAAATCTGTCAAACTCAACAGTCCTTCTAGGATTGGTAAGGGTGAGCCAGGTCATGGTCGTAAAAAGTTTAAAGTCTTTGTACAGGATGGTGGCAAAGTTAAAAAGGTTATGTTTGGAGACCCCAACATGGAGATTCGTAAAGATAACCCAGAAGCTAGAAAATCATTTAGAGCAAGACATAAATGTGATACAGCAAAAGATAAAACAAGTCCAAGATATTGGTCTTGTAAAATGTGGTAAGGATGAGTTATGGCAGCTAAAAAAGGTTTATATTACAACATGAACAAGCGTAAAAAAGCAGGAACAAGTAGGTCTAAAAAGAATTCTACAATTAGTCCAAAGGCTTACGCTAACATGAAAAAAGGCTTTCCTAAAAAGAAGAAAAAATAATTGACCATTACTATACCCTGTCCAAAATGTGGAGAGGTGTTACTACCCAAGGACAACATGAAGTGTAAAAATAAAGAATGTACTGGTTATGTCAGATAGAAAATTATGTTACGCTGCAGGATGTAAAAGAGTTCTTAGTGGTAAGCGTACAAAATATTGTAGCGATAGATGTGCTAACAGAATACAAACACAAAAGAAAAGAGCTAAAGCTAAAGGTGTTGAATGGATTCAAACAGAAGACGAATTAGTTATACCTAGTAAACAAAATGTCCAAAGTCGTAGAGGTGTAGTTTATAATGACCTCAAAGAATCAGGTTTAGGTAAAGATATACTTAGAGAAAAAACAACTATAAAAGATGTAGCAAAGATACTTGAAACTTCTGTAGCAGCAGTATCTATGGCGTATCAAGCATACATAGAAGATTTAGAACAAGAAGAAGCAAGAAAGACCTGGGAGTTACCACAGGTAGCAGAGAAATCACTAGAAGACTTTAGAAATTTTAGAGACAGATATTTTCAAACAGAAACAGGCGACCCATACGAAACACCAGACTTTCACATCAAATGGATTAATTCTATCTTAGAAGCAATAGAGCATGGTAATCAGCAAATGATATTATCACCACCACGACATGGTAAAACTGATTTGTTAATACATTTTGCAGTATGGTTAATATGCACAAAACCAAACATAAGAATATTATGGGTTGGTGGTAACGAAGAGATTTCAAAGAACGCAGTCAGTTCTGTACTTGACCAACTAGAGAGTAACGAATTATTAATAGAAGAGATATGTGGACCTGGACCTAAGTTTAAACCTACAAGTAGAACTGGTAAGTCTTGGTCACAGAATGGTTTTACTGTTGGTACTCGTACTGTTACTGGTATTAAATCTCCTACTATGGTAGGTATTGGTAGAGGTGGTAAAATTTTATCAAGAGACTGTGACATAATTATTGCAGATGACATTGAGGACCACAGTTCTACTATGCAACCTGCATCAAGAGATAACACAAGAAACTGGTGGACTACAACATTATCAAGTCGTAAAGAGGAACATACAGCTATGGTTGTAATAGGTTCAAGACAACACTATGACGATTTGTATTCACATTTGTTAGACAACGAATCATGGTTAACTATTGTAGAAGAAGCACATGATACTGCTTGTACAAAATCTGATTGGGATAATGACGCACATCAAGAGTGTATGTTGTGGGCTAAGAAGAGAACATACAAATGGCTTATGGATAGAAAGAAAGCTGCAGAGACTACAGGTGGTAGAGCAATCTATGAGATGGTGTATCTTAATGTAGCTATGCCAGATGGTATGAGTTTATTTGACAGACCAGAGATAGAAGAATGTAGAGACCAAAACAGAGACATAGGACACATACCAAATAATGTCAGACTTATTGCAGGACTTGACCCTGCGTCAACAGGATACCAAGCTGCGTTTTTGTGGGGGTATGACCAACAGACAGATAAACTATTTATGATAGATATGGAGAATAGTTTAGGTGGAGGTATTCCAGTAGCATTAGAAATAATAAAGAGTTGGTTTCAAAAATATAACTTAGCACACTGGGTTATTGAAGAAAATGGATTTCAAAGAGCGATACGACAAGATAAATCAATTAGAGAGTTCGCAGGTAAGCATGGTATCTTTTTAGAAGGTACGCAAACTTATGGTAATAAGCATGACCCAGTATATGGTGTCACAGCTATGAGACCACTGTTTGAACAAAAGCTAATTAATTTACCTTATCGTAGCTTTGAAGCACAAGAAAAGGTAAACTTATATACAAGTCAGTTAGTATATTTTAGTTCTGCACAAAACAAGAGTAGAAGCGTTGGACAGAAATCTGATTTAGTTATGGCAAGTTGGTTTCCAATGAAAACAATAAGGCGTTTACAAAAGGAAAGACTTGCTACAATGGGTATGGAATATGAACCTAGCTTTAGTGGATACTCAGGGCTAGACATAGATATAGATGTTTGGAGAACATGAAAACAGTTGACGAGCTTTATTCAAGAGTGTATGAACTTAGAGCTATGCACTCAGATTTTGTATCTGATAAAGCAAACATAAGAGCAATCATGAATGGTGGTGCAGATGGATTAAAAGCATTACTAGGTAAAGATATGCGTGATATGGACTACAAACAATTACCAGCACCTAACTTGTTGATGTCTGCATTAGAAAGATTCGCACAAAAATTAGGAAGAGCCCCAGATTTAAAAGTAGATATATACAATGATAAAGATTCAGAGAGAGCTACTAAGAGAGCAGAGAAACTAGAGAGAATCGTACATGCGTATGATGATATGCAAAAACTAGAAAAACAACTACCACAAATAGGTAGGTGGTTACCTGGTTATGGTTTTGCTGTATGGATACTAAAAGAAAAAAAAGATGCTAATGGAATACCATATCCAGTAGCAGAGATAAGAGACCCTTATCTATGTTATCCAGGATACTTTGGCGTAGACCAACAACCAACAGAGTTGGCTGTAGTACAAAGAGTACCTCATAAAACACTTGCAGAGATGTATCCAAAACACAAAAATGTAATACTTGATGAAGTAAGTACAGAATATAATACTATGGCGTATGCTTCTAGTTATGATGAAGGATGGGCTAACGCAGATGGTACAGGTAAAGTAGTTGCAGAATATTATGACAACGAAGGTACTTATGTGTTCTTACCTGAAAATAGAATAATATTAGATTTCATTCCTAACCCTCTTAAATCAGGACCAAGATTTGTCATAGCAAAGCGTTACAGCTTTGACCAAATGCAAAGTCAGTTTCATCATGTAATTGGCTTGATGTCAAATATGGCAAAAATCAATGTTCTATCTGTTATTGCTATGGAAGATGCTGTGTTCACAGAAACCAACATCATTGGCGAGATAGAATCTGGACAATACAGAAAAGGTAGATTCGCTGTCAATTACTTGACACCTGGTTCGCAAGTTAGCAAACCAACTAATAATTTGCCTTATCAGTTGTTTCAACAAATAGATAGACTTGAAAGACATTTAAGACTTGGTGCGTCTTATCCAGTATCTGATGATGGACAAAGTCCTAATGCTTTTGTTACTGGTAGAGGATTAGAAGAACTAGGACAATCAGCATCATTACATGTGAGAGAATATCAAACAGTATTAGTTGATGCACTAGAAGAAGTAGATGCTAAAAGATTAGAGTGGGATGAGATTATGTATAAAGGTCAAAGAAAACCTATTGCAGGATTTAGAAAAGGAACTGCATTTAAAGAATCTTATGACCCAGGAACAGATATTGCTGAAATGTACAAGACTAGAAGAGTCTATGGTGTTATGGCAGGATTTGATGAACCACAAAAAATAATAACAGGGCTGCAACTAAAACAACAAGGCGTAATAGATATGCAAACATTACAAGAAAACCTTGATGGTATAGATAATATATCCCAAGTGCAAAACAGAGTTAACTCTGAAAAAGCAGAGAATGTATTATTTGAATCATTAATGGCACAAGCTGCACAGGGAGATAGTAAAGCAACTATGGCAGCTATAGAGATAAGAAAAAACCCACAAAATATGTCAGAGATACTTGATAAGTTTTATACACCAGAAGAACCAGAAATGACACCACAAGAAGCTGCTTTAGGTGGTGCAGGTGGACCACAGGTTCCACAAGGTGAACCAGATATTGCTTCTGTTTTAGCACAACTAGGTGGAGGATTACCACCTGAACAATTAGCAGCAGGACCAGGACTCCCACCAGGAGGACCTCTTGGCTAAGAACCCAGCAGATGTCAATGCAAGATTTTTTAATATTATAAACAACGAAGATTGGGATATTCCAGAAATAGAATCTGACTCAACAATGGTTAGAGATTTATTTGTACAAGGGGATGTTCCTTTAGGTGCATTTATTTTACCTACACCATTACCTGGTGTATGGTTTAGTATAAGTATGGGGTTTGAAATAGAAGAACCAGATGAGGATGATAACAATGCCAGGTGGTAGAAAACCTAAAATAGATGGAGCATATCAAGATGTAGTTTTAAAACCTATACCAGGTTCTGATGAATTTGGTGGGTACAAACAACAAGAAGAACAGATAGCTGCAGTAGGTCAACCTCCTACAACAGGAGCGTTGCCACAAGGTGGAACACCTATGCAATATACACCAGAAGATATATTTGCTAAAGGTACTGAAAGGCAAGATGAATCAGGAACATTTGATAGTAACCCACAACAAACAGTTAGTTTGCCAGTAGGTTCAGATACTCAAATACTTATAGAGTTAATTAAGGAAAAAGCACCAGTAACTACTCAAAGGTTCTAATGAGCATTTATCATAAATGGAACAAAGACTTCTTTGAGAAACAAAACGAAAGTATTGCATATACTAAAAAGAAAGATGCTACTAAAGCTAATACTGATTTAGATGCACTTACTCAAAACTTCCAAGACTTAAAAGATTTAAACTCATTAGAAATGGATGAGTTAGTAGTATCAGCAGCAGAGCTAGATGTTACACCAGAACAATATTATGACTTATATAAAACTACTAAACCTATACAAGTTAATTTAACTAATGGCAAACCAAATGCTATTACAGATTATCTAAAGAAAGTACAACAAATAGTTCGTGATAACAATAAGATACTAGAACAAACAAGCAAAGATTTAGGTTACGAAAAAAATAATAAGTTAATGACAGGCACTCTTTTTATGGGTCTTAATAGCATTTTTGATATTCTTCAGAGAGGTGTAGTTAATCAATTAGGTGTGCCTTATGCACAATACGAAGAACAGATACTTGCTGAAGATGGTCTTACTAGACAAGACATGATTGAGTTTGAAAAAAAAGGTCGTAATGATAATCAACAAGAATGGAAAGCAGCAAGTGTAAGAGCAAGAGCATTTTTACTAACCTTAAATAATTATCTTACAACAGCTCCAGAAACTTTATTAAATATCTTTGGTTTAGATACACCAGTAGATTCTTTAGTTGATGTAGAAGTTAAATCAAAAGCATGGTTAGCTACACAAGGTGTAGTAGATGCTGATGGAGAAGGATATGTTCAGCAAACTGATATAGAATCTGCTATACAAGCGACAAAAGAAAATACTCTTGATGAGATACGAATACAAGAAAAAGAATTGCAAAGAGACCTTACACAAACAGAAAAAGCTAGTTTAGCTTTGAATAACTGGTATGACATTATTACAGAAGAAACATCAACAAATCCTTTATTAAATATATTAGGTGAGTCTACACCAGTAGCAGAAAATAGAAAGTTAAGAGAAGGTTATGAAAAAGCACAAATATCTTCCAACATAGGAGATTTTGCTAGTTACTTAGTTACAGGAAATATGCCAGGTAGATATTCACCTGAAAATGTAATGTATGAAGAAACGCAAGAACTATACGATTTAAAAGTATTACAAGCAGAACAAGCATTTGATACAGGTCAAATATCTATTACACAAAAAAATGAACTTGTTGATAAATTAGAAGATGAAAGAGATGAAGAATTAACTAAGGTAGCATTTGACCCTAACAGAGGTATAGCAGGAATTATGGGTGGTGCTATGAATTTAGTTGGTATGTATTACACAGACCCAGTTGTTATGTTTGCTAAGGGTGTAGGAATAGCAGGTAAAGTTCCAGAGAAATTTGATGAAGTACTTGCTGGTGCACAAAAAGAAATGAAACGATTTATTGACGAAGGTGGAACTGTAGCTGATTTTTGGCAAAACAATGACGAAATACTAGATGGTTTATCTACTGTTCTTGTAGAAGCTAACAATGCAAATCAACCTACATTTTTAAATATGATTAACGCAGGATTTAATCATAAGTTTGCAAAGACTGTAGCTGATGCAGTTGACCCTGCAATTATTAAAGAAGGTCTTATAGATGGATTTAATAATGGTTATGTATCAGATATGGTGTTTGGAAAATCTTCGCTAGGTAAAACAGGTCAATTTAGAATACAATCAAAAGTAATATCAGATAATTTAATTACCACATTTGGAGCAAAAGATATAGACAACAGTATTACTGCAACTGGAAATAAAGTATTAGGTTCTACAGTAAAAGAAATGGTGAATGGTACAGATATAAGATTGCCTAATCGTGGACAAGTAGATTTAAGAAACATACAAGAAGCTGTAGTAATGTTTGCAAGAGTTGGAAATGTTTTTAAAGTTCCACAATCTCGTTTAAACAAGTTGCTAATAGATTTTTATAATGCAGCAGACGAAGGTCTGTATACAAAAGCACAAGATATTTATTATGATGGTTTGCTTAGAACAGAGGGTGCATTACAACTTAGATATTTGTATGGATTATCAGATGGAGAAATAACAGAGTTTTTTGGAAACATGAAACAAGGTCCAAGAATGTTCAGTGATGATGTAGGAGATTTTTTAACACCATCAAGAACAAATGAGTTTTACCCTGTAGATGAAATAGATATTCTTACAAAAAGACAATTTAGTGGGCAAGTAGAAGGTATAGAAATACCACAAGAATTTACAAAAAACTCTATAGAACTTATAAATCAATTTAGAGGCTATAGCATAGAGATACCAGATGTAGTAGGAATAATTAAAACTACATCACAAAGAAGAAGATTAAGAGCTAAAGCATTAATTGAAAAAGAAGGTATTGATAAAGTATTTGATAAAGCTAGAAAAGCATTTGAAGATGGTAAACGAGGAACCTTTTGGGATGAAGAGACTCCTATGGGTGCAGAGATAGCAGCTATTTCTAAAGGTCTAGGAGACCCAGGAATATTGTTTAAAGGTCAAGAAAAGATTTTGTCATCTATAGAAAAAGGAACATTTGGATTAGTAAGAGGTGTATTTTATCCACTACAGTTGCTAGGTAGATTTTCTTATCCAGCAAAACTAACAGTAGATGGACACATAAGAGCATCTTTACTAGGTGTTAGGTCTGCATTTAGAAGCCCTTTAAAATTTCTTAGGTTCTTATTAAATGATGCAAATGGTGCATTAGCTAGAGCATTAGGATACACACCAGAAACATCTCTAGTTGGTCCATATAAAATAACTAGACCATTGGAATTTCAAAATAAAAGTTTACAAGGATTGAATGAAAAATTACCTATGCCTGTAAGGAAAGCATTAGGTGTTCTACAAGACAGTGCAGAATATGGTATACCAGAATTACAGTCGTTGTCATCTGCTTCACCAACATTTGCGTTTGGTAGAAGATTCCCAGATACTGGTTATGACTTAATTAATAAAGTAGGAACAAAAAATGTTCCTATGCCTGATGGCGTGTTAGATTTTAAATTGTCAGATGAGTATATAGAAGCTGTACAAGAATATTTCTTTGAATATATTGATGATGATTTATCTATGATTACAGCAGCATTAATGAAACAGGGTTTAGATTACACAGATATTGCTAAGTTTTACCAAGAGACTCCTTCAGTACAAGCAATTATAGAACAAGCAAACAAAATGATGCAGTCAAGAAATGTGTATTCAAGAGGAACGCTACCTATTGCGTATAAGACAGAAGACTTTGATGAGTTAGCTAAACATTATGTACAAAGCATAAACAATATGACTGGTGGAAGTGCAGATATGATAGATATTATTGCTACAGGTAAAGTAGGAAGAGTTGATTTGCGTAGTCCAGATTCTATGACACCAGAAAACCTAGCTATTTATAATGCAAAAATGAAAAAACTTACACTTAAAAATCAAGCTAATATGCCTAATCAAATGCCAAAACAGAAACCAGAATTAGATGAAAGAACTGCATTTCAAAAAGGATTAGACTCTTTGTTTTTTGCTACTGCACAAATGGAAGCTGATTTAATTAGAGTACCTTTGTTTAAACAAGGTTACGAACATTTTATAGAAGCAGGTATACCATTTACTTCTAAACAAGGTCTTAATAAAATAATGAATGCACATAAAGACCCAGAGTCTCCTATAAAACTTAGTGATGAAATATTTAAATCAGTTCAAGAAGAATATAATGCTATTAAAAATTTAGCACCTGATTTAGCTGTAACAGAAAGAACTGTACCAGTTAAAGTATTTGATAATGGTGACTCGTTATCCATAATTGCTTATAGTGATAATGGACAAAAACAAATTACATCATTAAAAAGATTAGATACATTTAATAATGAACTGACTTTTGATTTAAACTTATACAACACAGAACTTAAAGTATTTAAAAAACAATCTGCTGTAGCTGATTACAGATTAGGTGATGATGGTGATGCTATAGGTGTATATAATTTTTCTGTTAATAAATCAGAAGCTATTATTAATGGTTCTATACCAAATAGAGATGCACTTGTTAGAGCAGTAACTAATGCACTTGATGAGAGCGTAGATGCAGAAGCATTAGTAGATAATGCTATAGAGTATTTAGCTAGTAGTCAGGGTAAGTTTGATAAAACAATAACTAAACAAGAATTGTTTGAAGTTCTAGGTATAGATGGTTCTACACCTAATGTTGTTGGATTAAAAGTAAAATTACAAAAAGGTAAGACAACTAAAAAAGTTAAAAATACACAAGGTGAAATAACACATGATGTAGGTGTTACTACATTAAATAGAGTATTAGGTAAGAAAATAGCAAGACCAATACTTAGAAAAAAAGCAGATGTAGAAGATGCTATAGATAGAGCATACGAATACATAAATGCTAATCCACAAGGATGGAGTATAGATTTAGGCAGAAAAAATAATACAAACATACCTGGTTATTATGTTTCACCATATAAAACTAGAGAGTTAATATTAGATACTCCTGTAACAAGAAAACAAATAGAAAAATTTATTACTAAGAATAAAACATTGTTAAAGAAAGAAGACCATGTATTGGGTGGTTGGATAGAAAATAACAAATTGTATTTAGATGTTTCTGTAAAAATTAAAAAGGGTGTTGCTGCACAAGTAATAGATGGAACAGATGAAGCACTTGCTAAAGCACAATACATAGCGATACTAGCAGACCAAAAAGCCATAGGTAATATAACTACTGCTGGTTATCAAGGAGCTATACCTAGCAATACTGCAGGAGCATTTGATGTTATAAGAAGAGCAGGTCAAGATTTACTTATAGGTTCTAACAAAAAAATACTGAAGCCTAATAAAGCTATCACCTCTCCAAGAGCAGGAGCAGTTATTGGTAATGATGTATTACAAGCTGCAGGAATTAGAGCGATTGTAGATGAAAAAGCAGGTATTGTTAAGATATTAAAACCACAAACTAATCCAATTTTAAATGAAAAAACATTTAGTGGAGACTATCAATCTATGTTAGATTTGTCAGATATAAAATCTGCATCTACACCAAGAGTTATGTCTATGGAAGATTTACATGAAAGAGCTGTGGAGTATGCTTTTGAGTTACACTCTAGGTTATTATATAACCTAACAGAACGAGGGTTTTTCTCACAAGCATATAGAGTAGGCTTTGCTTTCTTTGAAGCATGGCGAGAAGTGTTAGGTAGATATTACAACCTAGGTTTAGCTAATCCTAAAGCAATAGGACAAATAGGATTTGGTTACAGAAAAGGTATAGAACATAACTTTATATACGAAGACCCTTCTGGGGAAAAGTACTTAATAGTACCAGTAGGTGGAACACCATTTGAAGATTATGTAAAGACTGAAGGTAGAGGTGCGTTTACTGATGATATGTCACTTGCTGATTCTAAGATTATTGCTAAAAGAGGAATACCACTTAGTGCATTAAATGTTGGTGGTGGAGGATTATTCCCACCAGTAGGACCTGCAATAGCATTACCTGTAGGTGTTTTAGTTAAGGATAAACCTAAAGCTAAAAAGAATTTAGAAAAATATGTATTTGGTGGATTTGAACTAACAGGTGCAAGGTATGATTCGCTAGAAGATATTCCAGGAATATTATTAGAAACTACAATACCATCAGTTGGTAAGAACCTTTTAAATCAACTTGCTACAAATTTAGATACACAAGGTTTAGATGAGGACCAATGGTTATCAGCTATAAACACTGGGTATCAAGTAGCAGGTATATTAAGACCAGATTTAGCAGATGACCAACAAGCATTAGAAACTGTTGCTATGACATTAGCAGCTAACTTCTTTCAACTTAAAGCATGGGATAGATTTGTAAACCCATTCATACCAAGGCTATCTATTATGTACGCAATAGAAGGTAACGAAGTTGCATTTGGAGAATGGTATGGAACTAAAGGTGAAGATAGTGGATTAGTGTACAACAACTTTGTAGAGCTTTCTGTTATACATGGTTTCTATCAAGATATTAAAGATGAGTATGTAATGACACTAGGACCACAAGGTGAGTTCTATGCGTTGCTAGAAGTAGCTAAACTATTAGGTTTAGACAATAGAGATTTGTCAGAAGGTTTTACTTCTACTGCTTTACAACTAAAAGGTAAGAATATATCACAAGGTGGTATCTTACCAAGAACTACACCAGAGTATGATTTTGTTTTAGATAACCCAGAACTAGCTGCTGATTATGGACCAGTCCTAACATTGTTTGCTCCAGGATTAGATGAGGGTAATGTTGATTATGGTGGAGTTAGTTATATATCTAACTTAGGATTGTTTTCACCAAAAACACCAGATGAGTTTTATGTATCTACACAAACATTCCTTGCCAGTGCAATAGAAGTAGCAACAAAAGATTACTGGTCTAAAGTTATAGACAATAGCACTGCTGACCCAGGAGAAAGAGTTGCTAGAAAGAAAGCTAAGTTCGCATTAATAGAAGCTGATTTGGCAAAAATGTTTCCAATGGCTTATGGTAATTCTGCAGAGTTAAACAAAGTTCTAGGTTCTGATTATGAAACAGGTGTACCTAATGATGTACTTATAGATTATTTAGAAAGAGCTGTTAAGGACCAAAGACTAGATAACTTTGATAACAGAAATGAAATAGCTTTATATCTTAATTATAGAGCACAGGCAATAGATGCTGTAGCAGATACTAGAGGTTATCCTATAGAAAAAGATGCTATGAGATGGATTAGTACAAGTGATACTGTACAAGCACAAGAAGTTCGTAATCAGTTGTATACTAAAGCACAGGAAATAGGAAGAAATAATCCTAAATTTTTGGTAATATTTGATAAGGTATTCTCTTACGAGCTTACCAGATTTGGATTAGAAGGATAATATGGTACATATACCAGGACATAACGACACAACTACAACTACAACTGTTCCACAAGGACCATTTGGAGGGGTAGGAAGTGGAACTGGAGCAGCAAACAATAGTTCTATAGATGAAGATTTTTATGTGAGGATTGCTAGTATCTTAGATACTGCAGGTTCAACAACTAAGACACCATTAGGTAATGGTTATCTTAAAGAGTATGAAGTACAAACAGGAATTACTGACCCAGAAGAAGGACCAGTAGTTAAGGTAATTTCTGCTGAAGAGTTTTTAACAAGTGATGAATGGCAAACACAACGAAGAGATATATTAGGAACAGGTGCTGCTTATGGTTATGTTTATTTTCCTACAGATATAGGAGCACAAGCAAGACAGTTAACTCCTTATCTTAGAGTACAAACAAAAAATTTATTATCTGCTGCAGGTCTTATAGATTTAAACAAAACTGTAGGAGCTGAAATAGATGATGAGTTTCTTAAAGGACTTAAAGCAGCTATGGAATTTAGTATGAATAATGGTGGTACCTTTACATGGACTGCAGGACTAAAAGTACTAGCAGGTCAAACACAAGCTGCAGCTTTAGGTGGACTAGGTGGAGGATATACATTTGGTGATGAAGCCCTAGACGAGTATGTAGAAGATTTAAAGAAAAAAGCAGAAGCCAGAAAAGGTTCTCCTTTGTCAGATTATGAGAAACAATACATTACAGGAAAATTAGTACAAGGACCAGCAGAAGAGTTTAAACAATCACTAACAGGATTAGGAGCAGGTACTGCACCTTCACTTAGTTATGATGTTACAACAGGTCAAGCGATACAAACACCTGGTATGGAAGCAGAAGAACCAGATGTAGATATACTTACAGAAGGTGGAGAAAATGTATTAGATGAAATATTTGAACCAAGAGAAGAGTTACAAAGACAAGCAGATGTAGAAGATGAGACTTTCTATAGAATGCAAAGAAATTTAGCAGGGCTTAAAACTGCTGAAGCACAACCAGTACCAAGGATAGGATAATGGAAGAAACAAACTATACAGTAGAAGAAGTTATTGAAGCACTACAAAGTGTTGGCATAGCAGAAGAAGTTATAGAGTATGTTGTTCCAATAGCTGGTTATGAATCAAGAGTTGGTGGTGTACCTTTTACTAGAGATGCACTAGATAAAGAATCTCCTTCATGGGGTATATTCCAAGCTAACTTAAATTCAATGGCTCCTGCTATTTATAAAGCCATGAAAGAACTTGGTGTTAAATTACCAGCAGTTACAGATGAACAAGACAAAGTTTTGTTAAGTAATGTCGCACAACCAGGGCAAGAAAGTTTACTTAAATTTTCTAGTGAACAAAAGAAGTTTGCTGCTGAATGGTTTAAGACACAAGCAAATTTAAAAGATAATGCACTTGTATTTAAATATATGTTAGAACAAAAGTTAAAAGATATAAACTCAGATGACTACAAAGAAGCTATGAAAGAGTTATATGTTTTAACTATTGATAAGTTTAATGACCCTAACAATACAGACGCACAAAAATTAAAACAAGAAATAGAAAGTGAAGTAAAAGAAATTATGGCTGGTTCTCCTACAGATGATAATGCACCTGACAGAGGTATACCAGAGCCAGAAGATGGTTTTGACCCAAGACAACCTAAACCACAGAGGACTCCTTTTCTAACACCACCTGAGATGACACAGTATACAACACAAGTTCCACTACAAGCACAAAGTAAAATGTATGGTAGAGTCAGACAGATGTTAGAAGCACAAGTTAATAAACAAAAGAAAGCAGTTGGACAGGAACCTCTTAATACAGTTGTTCCTAAACCTAATCTAAGTGATAGTGTAAAAGCTGCACTAAAGTTGTTGTCAAGATAATGGCACCTAATAAAGAAAAAAGTGTTGTGGCAATAATCTTAGAAGACCTTGAAGATTTTGAGTTAACTGATTTTAATTTTGAAGAACCTGATGAAGCACAACTAAACAACAAGTAATGAACAGACAACTGATTATTAAAGAGAAAGATAGGATTCTTACTAATTTTCTTATAGGTATATTAGAACCTTCTGATATTGGTAATACAGTAATACAAACATATAGACAAAAGGCTTTGAGCTTAATGATGTATGGTAATAATTTACACCATAATGATTTAGGTAATGCTATGACCAACCTCTCTACAGAACCATGGTCAAAGTTATCTACAAGAAATATAGAGAATAGACTTACAGAATTTTTTATAGATGCAGCTCAATTAAATATTGATGCAGGTAAAGATGTTTTTCAAATGCAAGGTCAAGGTGTCAATAGATTATTAGAAAAAGCAACAAGAGATGGTGCAGCTAAATTTAAAAGATATGTTAAGTTTGCTATAAATTCTTTAAAAGAATCTAACGAAAAAGATTTTCTTTATGATAACTCAAGTGACAATTACAGAAGAGCTGCAGGAGACATACTTGATAGTGTTACAAGGAATATAAACAGAAGCGAAATTGCATTAGGTATCAGACATGTCTTTCCTGAAAGTCTTGAACAGAGAGTGTTGATGAATCATGGTTTAGACATAATTGAATTTTTACAAAATGCTGAAGGAGAACTTTATAATCCAGATGAACTTGATGTAGAAATAGATTGGAATAGAATTGCTGTACCCCAAGAAAATTTTAAAGGTAACAGGTTATATACTCCACCTGAAAATCTAAGTCAGTTGCGTGAACTCCATACTTGGTGGACAAACGAATTTAATAAAAAAGCTAAAGAGTTTGTATTAGGAGATAATGTATTTTTATTAATGGATGACTTGACTGATAACATAGTTAATAATGATGCCTATTATCAATACGCAGGTATGGGTCAAAGGAATACACCTGCTCCTCCTATTGTGCAATTAATAGATGAGAAATTATCAGAGTTTTTGCAAGAGTTAACTAGAAAATATGGTGTTGAAGTGTTTGATGAGATGCGTAGTAATGCTGGGTTAGCTCCTAATGATTTGGATGTTTATGAAAAGTTGGGAGATGGTAGTCGTGAAGCAGTTAAACAACTTACAAAAGAAAAGATAATAGAATTTATTGAAGCTAATTCAAGTGCTTCTGATGACTTGTTACCAGTTATTTATCCTGAAGTACAAATAGGTGGAATGACTAATATGTATCCAAGCACCACAATATACGAAAGTCTGAATGGTCCAGTATTAGAAACACAACTTTTTAAAAATAGAATTGATGTTACTAATACCCTACAAGGTAATGTCAATGAATTAGACACACCTACAAATGTAGTAGATGATATAAACGAAATTACTTTAAATGTAATACAAAATAATAGAGATAAAGTAGAACATCAAAAAATAATAGATGCTTTATTAGAAAAATATGATGAAGATATTGTAGGAAAATATTTTAATAATTTAATTGCTGAACAAGAAAAAATAAATCCTGAATATTCTG